ATTTATCTAATATAAAAAGAAAAGCTTAGTGCTGCGAACACTAAGCATGATCCATTGGTACTCGAACGTGATCTTGGCCATTGGATGATTTATCTAATTTTTAAGGGAGTGCTTATACCGCACTCTTTTTTGATTGTAAAATTATTTTAAAACTCTTATTGTTTTTACTAAAATTCATTTCCAATTCCACATAATTATTCTTTAATACTATACACGCAAGCAATAACATACCACTTGTTAATAGACTATGATCCATCGCCTTATCCTCTCCTTTAACTATCTGTTATCCAATAGCCAAAGAAAATGTTCAAGCCCTAAGCCTAATTATAGCATGATTGTAGCTAATATAGAATAACTTTCTTTATCTGGTTCCTATTAATTTATGTTAATAAAATATACTCTACTCTAATACAAAAACACCTATATTTCTATAGATGTTATAACAGAATCATATTATATAGTTTCTAAAACCGCTCCATGTGATTTTATTTTCAATTTTAATCCTGTAAATAAGAACTACTAAAATTACTTCCTACTAAATGGCCACACATTATATCAGCTATTTTTTCAACTGATTCTCTTTTATGTCTATTTATAAACTCTTTAGATACATTTAATTGAGCTGCCATATCTTTATTAGTTACTTCTTCAAAGAATATAGATGTTATTATTTTTAGATCTGTATCCTGCAAAAACTCTAATGCTGATTTTATCTTTTTTATCTTAATTTCATCTGATTTAATATTTCTTTGTAATAATTGTATTTCTTCAGCACTTAATTCTTCTTTTTCTAATTTTAATTTATTTACTTTCAATCTATCAATTATTATTTTGAACTCTTTTAAATCTTTCTTAGTCTGTTCAAATATATCCTTTAGATCCATTTATATCACCCCACTAAAATACTTATCTATGAGATTAATTTTATCTATAACTTTATCCTGATTATACCTTGAACTTTCCATTATAGATTCTACTTTATCTCTCATATATTCCTTAACTTTTTCTTTGCCCCAGGTACTATTTCTTAGCTTTCTTAATGCATTAAATTCTATTTGAGGAATACTATTAATACTTATATTTAGAGTTTCCGCTACTTCCTTATATGTAAATATCTTTTGATAATTCCACCCATAACATAGCTGTAATATTTCTCTTTCCTTTAAAGTATTATTATCTAACATTGCATCCTCTAACTCTTCCCTTAATTGCTTAATATAAATCTTTTCTTCCACATTCTCAAAGCCATAATCAATGCTTTCAATAGTATCTTTTAATTGTATATCATTATCCTCCTGTATAGGTACATCAAGGCTTACACAACTATTATAAAGTTTATTATTACTAATTTCTTTTTCACTTCTTCCATTAACACATGAAAATATTTCTCTTTTTATATATTGAAAAGCATAAGTAATGAAGCTGGCCTTATTTTCTAATTCATTATTGTATTTATTAGCTGCATTAATTAGTCCAATAATTCCTGCCTGTACTAAATCATCAAATTCAATCATTTTATTAATGCCATTAAACTTATTTGCGAGCTTTTTAACTATGCCCTCATTGGCTTCAATTAGGCTCTCTAAGGCTTTTATATTGCCTTGTTGGTATAATAAGACTAATTCTTCATTACTCATGTGTTCACCCCTATACTATATCTTGCTTTATTAACTATTCTCTATGTTAACTCATGTATTCGCGCATCTATTATGTCTTCCAAAGAATCTCCGTTTATCGTTAATGTGCCATCAACATACAAATCCCCATCAACATCAACATTTTCTAAGAACTTAGCATATCTATCAAACCTAGATGTGTCTTTTACTCTTAAAGTATTTGTTATAGTAAAATCATCATCTGCTACTATTTCGGTAGCGTTATCTGCTACATAAATTCTGCTTGTATAACCATTTTCGTTAGTCATGGTAAGACCATTTCTATCTAATTTATAAGTTGCATCTCCATCATCAACTACAAAACCACCATCAGCAGTACAACGTCCATTTGTATTAACATAGAATACTAAATGTGAATCTTTATATAATCTAAACTTACCATCATGTACCTCTAGACCATTTGCATCTATTATTACATAAGCATTACTAGCACCAACACATGCCACCTTAAAGGCACTTTTAGAAAGTTCCCAACCAAATCCAGTACCATCCTGTTCAACTACTGCATCAATCTTTTCTTCCTGTAGGTCTATTCTTGCATTTATTTTTTTCTCAGAATTTGAAACTTGTAGAACTATTTCTTGCTTAGTAAATTTAATCTGCTTTACGGTATCACTTATAATGTCTGTAATATCCTTCTTAGTAAAACCTATTTCAACCGTATCAATAGTTGTATTACCTTCACTATCAACTTTATAGGCAATCTTATTAACTCTGCCCTGTAGGTCTAAATTAAGCACTTTATGCCTTACTGTAACTGTGTCGCCTATGTTAACAGTTTCAAGTATTGCATAATTCTTATATTCTTCAGTTTGGCTTAATTGTACAAAATCAACCTCATAATTAAAGGTTATTTGGTCTACCTTATCAACTGTAAACATCTTACTACAGGCTTGTCTCATAAGTGCATAAGCTTCTTCTATAGTTACCTGATCGTCACCTTTATCATTTGTTCCATCCCAAATATTTAAATTTAAATCTACTTCCTTGCAGTATAGCTTGTCGTATGCTCCAGCATTTGGACTCACAATTAAATATTCTGGAAGTCTATAATCTCCTGACTTTGGAATCAAAGCTGTTGCAAAATCAGTAATATCTATATCTTCCTTTATGCTGCTTATGTTCTTACCATGCTCAATGACAACTCCATTGTCCTGCCCTCTTTTGTTAACTATATCAAGAGCATTATTGCTAACTATAAATTCGCCACCATATTCAGATAAAACACTATTCTCACTACCAATAAGATCGCTAAGCAAGTTTCCTTCGCTGACCTGCAATATAACATCTGTATTGGTGTTTGTGTCTAAACTACCAGCTGTATAAACATGCGAATCCAAAGCACTATTTAAAATAGTTTGTATAGCTTCTTTTCTAGTTTTTCCTGTAATGGTTGCTGCTCTAACTGCATTAACCTTTAAATCAGCCATTAATTTAGCCTGAGCCTGTACAGTAATAGAATTAGAGTTTGTCTCTTTTTTTATTACCCTAAATAACTGATTTTCTCTTGAATCAATAGTTGGAACTGATATAATTGCTCCTAAAACTAAATTATTTGAAATACCTTTACTATCATCTAATGGATATTCAAGTTCCAGTGTATAATCTCCATTTAACTCTTCCGTAACTTTGCAAGATATAATCTCATTTAATACATATTCATTATGAGAAAAATCTGTTTCCCTACTATTAAATAATCTAACCATTAATATTTCTCCTTTTACATTATTTCAAATTTGGTCTAAATTAATGCCAACAAACCTATCATATCAAGCCTTAAACAAGCTTATTTCTTATCATAATTAATTATGTCACACTTGATATTCTCTTCACATAGAGCGTATTAGGAGGTATCACACCCCCTTTAAAAAATCAATTTTATCGCTCTATTGGAAGAAGTTCCACTCACCGGTCTCCTATTCTTTACTTGTTGCATTTGAAGGTAGGGGGGGAGCACGAATCCCCTTACTTATGTTCATATTCTTCTTAATAAAAGCAAATTTGCTTAAATACTTCTTTTTAATTGCAAATATTTATTCATTTTAGACTACACCCCCTACACAGAAACTCATGTGCATTTTTTGGAGGTCTACTCATCGGTCTCCATTTATATTTCTGTGACTATTTTTAGGGGGGGGGAGTATACAAAACTTATTCTTCCAATAATTTTTCTGCTAAATGAAATGTTTCCAAACCTTTATTAATATATGCTGCATACTGTGAATCGTATTTAGTTTTAATTAATTCAGATAACACATTAGCTGTACTAGTTCTTAATATTGAAATATCATTAGCAGTATTATAAAGATCATCCTGTATATCTTTAGCCTGATTTAAAAGTTCTTGTCTCTTCTCTTCCTTAGCTTTTCTTTCATCCTGAATTCTTTTTTCTTCAACATATACGGAATTAACCAGGTCCTTAGCTGCGTTCATCAACTCATCTGAATCGCCATTCTTTAATTCCTGTAATGCCTCTATTTCATATAACAGAACTTCAATATCTGCCCCAATCTCTGATATTGTACTAGTTTTAGTAAACTTCTTAATTGTCTTGGTAAATATTCCATTCTTTACTTCCCTTTTTCTATCCTCTTTAATGCTTTGAATATTTCCTTTAAGTTCAGCTACCTTGTCCTCTCTTTCCTTAATTTGTGATTCTATATTACCTATAATTTTTTTATAATTCTCAAGTGCTTTATTATATTCCATTTCTCTTATCTCCTATCCTAATTAATATATTCCTATTGCTTTAGCAGCTTCATAAGTCTTTTCATTTAATTCTTGTTTTAGTTTCGATAATTGCAAACTAAGATTAGTTATTTCTAGTGAATGTGCTTTATTTCTATTTTTTAAATCTTCTATTTTTAGAGAAACAATTTTCTTTTCTAATGCATTGTATTCATCTCTTTTTGCTTCAGCATCTTTGACCTTTTTTCTTTGTTCTAAGCTAAAATTATTTGTAGTTACTTTCATTTATTTCTCCTCCTTCAATTTCATATTCTCAAGTTTCTTTTCCCAGTAACGCTCTTGAGCTGCTTTGACTTTGTCTTTATTCTTCGCCCTCCATTCTTTCATATAAGCGTTTTTTTGCTCTTTGGCTCTATCATTCAATATAAATTCCTCCTTAATTTTCCTTTTTTCCTTCCAATGTGATAACATATTTAT